GGCAGCAGAATATAATAATCCGATGGTTGTTATAGAAAACAACAACATAGGTTATGCAGTACTTAAAAAATTAATAGATAAGGGGTATCCTAACCTATATCACTCCAGAAAGGGAGACCACCAATACGTCGATCCATTGTCGGCCCAATGGCAGTCAAATGTTATTCCGGGGTTTACGACATCTTCAAAAACAAGACCTTTGATTGTGGCCAAGATGGAAGAGTTTATGCGCAACAAACTAATTATAATTAACTCGAACCGGTTGCTTTCAGAAATGAAGACGTTTATTTGGAATCATGGAAGGCCGCAGGCGATGCGTAGCTATAACGATGATTTGGTGATGTCGTTTGCTATTGGATGTTGGGTGAGAGACACGGTAATTGTTGAAAGTCAGAAAAATATTGAGTATAGTAAACAGTTTTTGTCCTCTATCTCAACATCTACGACAGAAATTTCCACGACAATTCCGGGTATGCAAGGACATAAGATGACAAAAGAGAATCAAAGAACAGCAGAAGGCGTAAGTTTTAACGAACAATATATTGCGTTAATAAAGGGTTAAAAAATGGCTAGCAACGATCGAAATACAAGAAATCCAGCAGCTCCGTTATTTAAGAGATTGACTCGACTTCTCTCGGGCCCAATTGTTAATTATCGGACACAAGTAGCACGACAAGAACGCCGCAACGATCTTGACAAATATCGCTACCGTTTCCGTTCTATGAGCGGGCAAGAGTTTAAGCGCTCCGATAATAATTTATCACAAAACTATAACTTATTTACCTCCGCAGCATTCCGCAACCAAAACCGGGCCGAACGATATATTGATTTTGAACAAATGGAGTATATGCCAGAGATTGCATCCGCGTTAGATATTTATGCAGACGAGATGACAACTTCTAATGAGTATGATCGTCTATTAAATATTGATTGTTTGAACCATGAAATTAAAACAATTCTAGAATCTCTTTTTTATGATGCATTGAATATTGAATTTAATTGCTTTGGCTGGGCCAGGTCGATGGTTAAATATGGAGACTTCTTTCTTTACTTAGATATCGATGAAAAGTTGGGCATTACTTCAGTAATTGGAATGCCAAACGTTGAAGTAGAGCGTCTTGAAGGTCAAGATACATCAAATCCAAGTTATGTTCAGTATCAATGGAATGGTGCTGGCATGACTTTTGAGAATTGGCAGGTTGCACACTTTCGTATTCTCGGTAATGATCGCTATTCCCCTTACGGTACGTCGGTTCTCGACCCGGCACGACGTATCTGGCGTCAATTGGTGCTTTTAGAAGATGCCATGATTGCTTATCGTGTTGTCCGAGCGCCTGAGCGCCGCATCTTTAAAATTGATGTAGGCAATATCCCTCCACAAGATGTTCCTCAATATATGGAAAAAGTTAAAACAGAAATGAAGCGCAATCAACTCGTGGACTCTGCTACCGGCCGCGTGGATCTTCGGTATAATCCTCTATCTCTTGAAGAAGATTATTTTATTCCCATGCGGGGTGGTGTAGGGTCGGACATTAGCTCTCTTGTGGGTGCAAGCTCCCTCAATGATATTGATGATGTTAAGTACTTAAGAGATAAGCTCTTCGCCGCAATTAAAGTTCCACAATCATACCTCACCAATCTTGAGGATGGCACTGAGGATAAAACGACATTAGCCCAGAAAGATATCCGGTTTGCCAGGACAATTCATAGACTTCAAAGATCGATAATTTCTGAATTAGAAAAGATGGCAATTGTTCATTTATATACTTTAGGCTATCGTGGTGACGATCTTTTATCATTTAAGATAAGTCTTAATAATCCGTCTAGGTTGGCTGAACTGCAACAGCTTGAGTATATGAGAACCAAGTTTGAGACCGCAACCGCAGTTCCTGAAGGCACTTTTAGTAAAAGATGGGTAGCGTCCAATATACTTGGTCTTTCAGATTCTGAGTTTCTTAGAAACCAGCGCGAAACTTTTTATGATCGCAAATATCAGCAGGCCCTTGAGGGGCTCGCTGAGGAGGGGGCCCTCGAAGAAGTTGGAGGAGGCCTTGGAGATCTCGGAGGCGCCGGCGATCTTGGAGATCTCGGAGGCGAGGAAGGGCTTGGAGACATCGAGGGCGCGGAACCTGCAGGCGAGCTTGGAGCCGAGGAGGAAGAAACACTATTAACTGCTCCTGCCCGCTACGAAGACGACGCCACTAGGCATCAAGGCGCTCCTCACAAACCATCCGGCCCAGATGGTCGCACTCGACGAGGTACGGGCCCTCGCCGGCGACGCATAAGAAAAGAAGCAACCCCAGTAGAAGTCTCTACGTATCGTAAGCTTGCGGGTTCAAGTATCGGTAACCCCCGGAGTGATATGCCTGATGTGAGATTTGGTATGGAAGAGCAAAAGGAACCTATTTATAGTAATAGCGAGTTAAATTTGTTTGAAAACACAACTAAAGTTCGTCTATTGGTAGAGCAGATGGAGAAAAAAGAGGCGGATAAAGATGAAACATAATAAGAAAAGAAATACTGTGTTTATTTATGAGGCCCTTTCACGACAGCTGACCAAGGCCATACTCGAAAACGATACCCAACAAAAAAGCAAAATTGTTTCTATTGTGAAAGATCATTTTAGCGCTAAAAGTGTTTTGTCAGAAGAGCTCGAGCTTTATCAAGTACTTTTAGAGACGGCGAATATCCAAGAAAATATCGCCGAGAGAATGCTTAAAGAAGCAAAAATAGCGTATTCAAAATTAGATGGAAAATCAGTATTTGATGCACAATCAAAACTTATAGCTGCAATAAATAAAGGACTGACACAAAATGTTTGGGCCAATTTTGTGCCTAATTTTAAATCTTTAGCTTCTGTGAACGCCATCTTCAATGATAAGATGCCAGTTAAAAATAGGGTATTATTTGAGCAAGCAATTATTGATCGAATGAGCGCGCCCAAAAAAAGTTCCACGCGCAATAGCATGCAGCCAGTCGATAATTTGGCATACCATTCTTTCATTAAGAAGTTTAATGATAAATATGGTATATTATTACAAGAACAAAAGGACTTGTTAAATCAATTTATTACTAGTTTTGCAGATGACGGATTTGAATTACGACTATATCTTAACGAAGAATTAAGTAGACTAAAAAATCTTGTACGTGCCGCGGCTGCCATAACACAGGAGGCGCTTGTTTCTCAAAAGCTGGAAGGGGTTACGGAGTATCTTGAAGAGTTCCGAAAAAGAGAGTTTACCGATACGGATCTTAATAAAATATTAAAAACACAGCAACTTGTTCGGGAGCTAGCGGCAAATGATTAAGATCAAGATTGGAGGCCCACAGGCAACGGTTGAATTAAAGGCACGTAAAGCACTTGACGGTTCGTTGCTTATTATGGACCATCAAAAAATTGATATTGCGGTCGTTCCGGAGTCGATGAAAATATTAACTTTTCCCAAAACAATGTCTAATGAGGATGTGTACGATTATCAGAGTCGATTGTTGGAGCTTTTAGCCGATCGCGGGGTGCTTAATAGATCTACTATTCAAGGGGGAAATATATTTCGATCTTTGGAAGGAGAACTTTACGAAAGTCAAGAAGTTAATTCGATGCAGGCAGCTGTATACGTTATAACTGAGTTTCTTGCAACTGAAGCCGAACACGAACGCATCGCCGATCAGTATGAGAAAGAACTTGAAGATATGTTCACCCATCCGACTGATCGTGATTCCACCGAATACGGCGAAGTACCTCAGTATGGTGAGAAGGGCTCTATGCGCCCGGGCTATTACTACTACCCACTCAGAAATAGGTATTAATCCGTGGGCGAGATGAAGCTCATTATGGAGAGATGGGATGCTTATTTGCTCCGCGAAAACCCCGCTGCTATTAGGACTATAGGCCAATTACATGGCTACTTTGCTGAAAAAGAACCAGGGAAGTTAAAGAAATTAGCCGCCAAGTATGGAGGCATTACGGCCAAGGTGTTGGGCGTCAGCGCCGGCGCTGCTATTTCCGCCCCCATCGGCGGTGTCGGCGGCGCAGCAGTAGGCGCCGGCGCCGGTGTTATAGCTGAACAGGTTGTGGAAGCGTTGCTCACAGCAGCCGTAATGGCATTTGCAAACATTGAGGACGGCTCATATCCAGAAGGTACCGCGGCTTCATATTTTGATCTAGAAGATAATTTAACTATGTTTATGAGGCACCTTCAAACTAAAGGGGCAGATGTTGTGAAGCCGTCTGCTCCTGAAGTACAAATCTTTGAAAAGATGAAAACAATAATTGAAGATGCGGTGGAGCAGGGTATCCCACCAGATACTCAGCTATCTACGTTGCTGGGGAACATTACATCCCAAGCGCTTCTAGATCAAGAGCTAAAAACAGGTGAGCACTCAGGAAAGGTTAAAGTAGAGCCTGTAACATAATTTATTATGCAACTACTACATTTTATACTTGCCGCTTATGGCATGACTTTTATTATTATACACGGGTCAATCTTTAATAAGGTTCGTCCGAAGTGCGACGCATGGTGGGGTTTTGGAAGATTATTCCACTGCCACTTATGCATGGGATTCTGGGTTGGTGTCTTTCTTTGGGGCATAAGTCCATATACAGAACTATTTAATTTTGACTATACGGCCGTAAATGCGTTTATTTGCGGATGCATTAGTGCTGGTACCTCATACTTATTGGGTATGGTGGTAAATGATTTCGGGATCAAAGTGATCCATAAAGGAGGTGAATCATGAAAAAGTGGATGATCCAACCAGTTCGTCGGTGCTGCGCAGGCAGCATACTTTAGGTGGGCCCGAGAGGCTCCACATTAAACAAATAGGAATTAATTATGGCACACAGAAAGAACACAAAAAGAATTGACCCGAGATACTTCTTGAACGAGACGGTAGATCGTGGGGAAGTAATCGCTGAAGGAGTAAAGGACTATATTTTAAGTCCCGCTCTCCCTTCAAGTATCCCGTATGGGAGCTTAACCAGAGTTGCTCTGGAAAATCCAGAACTTCTTCAAGTCATTCAGGGCCCCGATTCTCCTCAAAAAGCGCAAGCCTTTGCGCAAGTTGGTGAACTTTTAGCCCAAGACCGTGACATTGCTCCCATCGCCGCAAAAGCAGGAGGCATCGAAAACGTGTTGGACGTAAAAGGACTTGTTCAGTTCGCCGAAATGCAAGGACTTTTCCATCAACTAGGATAAACTGGAGGAATAAGATAATGGCACACAGAAAAAACACAAAACGAATAGACCCAAGATACTTCTTGAACGAGACAGTCAATCGTAATGATGACGGTTCGCCGCTTGAAGAGGGCGCCGATCAGATCGGGCCATGGCGAGATCGTCGTGACCGCGGCTCGAAGCACCCAGCGCTTGCCACGACGGCCACGATGCCCGCTGTGGGTCGACCCGATCCTGAAGATGAAGTCCCCGAGTTACCGGATTCAGCTTGGGACACGAGTGATCGGCCGCCCGGCTGGAAGTTTAAAGAGTTTCAGGATTGGTTATACCCCCCCAGCTGGAAGAAGGAAGAACTTGAGGAAGGTTGTCCTCTTGAAGAGCCCGGTGAAGACGGAGCAGCAATTGATATTAGCGCCCCCGGTACAGAAGTCCATGTTGACGACATCAGCCAGCTTGCACCCGAAGAGGCATTTGCTGCGGGAATGGCTGCAGCAAGAGATGCAATTGACCAAGTCATGGGCGCCCCCGATGGGCCTCCCCCCGAGGGTGGTTTTAGTGGCCCGGGCCCATTTGGAGAACCCGCCGCGGAAGAGGAATAAAACAATGGCACAGCAACTTCTACGAGAATATTATGAGCTTTGCGAAGCCGGCGTCTGTCAGGATCTCCTGACGGAAGCTGAGAAGACCTTTGTGCGCGGCGGCGGCATGATGCTGACCGGCAAGTTGCAGGAAGCTGATGTTCAGAACGGAAACGGCCGCGTGTATCCAATGAATATTATGGAACGCGAGGTTAAAAAATATGCCCAGGTTGTTGAAGATCGACGTGCTCTCGGCGAACTTGATCATCCCGAGTCATCTGTTATAAATCTTGTTAATGTTTCCCACATGGTTACAGAGGTGTGGATGGATGGTCCTTCTGTTATGGGTAAAATTAAAGTATTAGAGACCCCCTCTGGTCAGATCCTTAAGGCTCTTGTTGAATCGGGTGTAAAGACAGGGATTTCTTCAAGAGGGATGGGATCAGTAACTGAGCGAATGGGCAAGACAATTGTAGAAGATGATTTCCAGCTGATTTGTTTTGATGTTGTATCGGAGCCTTCAACTCCCAACGCTTTTATGGCTTTGTCCGAGAACAGGCTCGTTAATGAACAAGTGGAAAAAAATAATAAGATTATTAATTTGATGAATGAAATTATAGGTGAGTAATGAAAAAGTCAGAGTTTAAGAAACTGATCAAGCCAATTGTAGATGAGTGTATTAAAGAGTCGCTTACCGAGAATGGTTTGATATCCAGTATAATAGTAGAAGTGGTAAAAGGAATGTCGACGGCAACGTTAATTTCTGAAACACCAGAGCCAGAAGAGCCAGAAGTTAATCCAATGGTTAATCGCATGAAACGAAATGCATTTGAAAATGATAGATCGAATAAACTTCAACAACAAAAAAATAAGCTTATGGCAGCACTTGGCGAAGAGGCTTATAATGGAGTTAATTTATTTGAGGGTACAACGCCAGCGGCCACCCAAATGACGGCAACTCAACAGGCTAGCCCTCTCTCGGGGCAGCCCTCCACTGATCCTGGAGTAGATATATCGAATTTATTTGGTTCCGTAGGTCGGAATTGGAATGCTCATATGCTAGGTGTTAAAGAAGGGAAATAGAAATAAAAGTGGCCACAAATGTTAGTGTTCGTCCGCGAAGGGGCGAAAGTACAGAGCGTCTGATCAGAAGATTTATTAAAAAGTGTAAAAAAGAAAAGGTAATAGAAATCTATAGGGCGCGCACCGATCATTATATTAGCCCCTCTATCAAGAAAAAAATGAAAAGAAGTAAAGCAATCAGAGAGAGACAAAAGCTGGCTAGGAAACACCAAACAAAAATGTTTAGATAAAAGGTGTTGAAATATGCTATTTATTAGGTCTAGGGTAGTGGTCGTCACCAACTCCCTTTAAGGAGGTTGTTTAATTGGCCAATCCAAAAAATAAATGGAACCAGCCGGCCGCGCCACCGGCGCCGATGTTCTTTGGTAAAAAAGAACGCGATCTTGTAAAACAAGTTAACGATGAACTGGCCGAAAGAGTCATTGGTCAGACAATCGCTTACTATCCCATAAGCATCGAGGAATCAAATTTTAATGATACGTATGGTGAAGCAATTGAGAAAGTCTCTCTTCCACCTGTTCGTGTTTTTGCATTTGTTGAGGTAGACAACGAGCAAACTAATGAGAGATATGGGTATGAATACCAAAGCAAATTAACAGTTAATTTTCATCGTAGGCGCCTTACTGAGGATCAAAATCTTTATGTTCGCGTGGGGGATTTTCTTCAGTACGGTGATCTTTTTTACGAAATTGTTAAGTTATATAATGATACTAGATATTACTTTGGTCAGGTAGAGCACAAGTTTCAGATTAGCGCGGAATGTATTCGGGCCCGCCAGGGTGCATTTAGGGTAATGCCCGCAGTTGATAGGCCGACCGCAGTTACCAGAGATCAAAGTGAGGCCACCGCCGCGGCCCCCCGTGAAGCCCCCTACCCCCCTCTAGCTGCTACATATATTACGGTTACGCCAGAGAGGAAGCTTCCAAATGAGCGTGTATTGACGGCGGGAAGTAATATTGCACTTACGGATGCGGGCCCCAACGGTGCCCTTACAGTTGCAACCACCAGCGAATTAACGGCCAGCAATATGCGCGTTACGGGAGATCTTACATTGGCCGGCACACTCATCGGCGCTTCTCCGGTTCAAATATCTGGAGCTGTTGAAATTATCGATAATACTGGCACCACCATCGCCACACTGGGCTCCTCGAGTTTGGGAAGCGACGTACTTTCTGCGAGCTTTGGTGTTCTTACCAACCTATCTGCCTCAGGATATATTTCGGGCAGCAGTTTTATCGGCGATGGATCTCAATTGACAAATCTCTCGGCCGCGGCCATTTCTTTATATACAAATCCAGCCAACAATAGAGTGATCACTTCAGTTGACGCGTCTACAGTAACAGGTGAAGCAAATCTTACATTTGATGGATCATTACTTACGGTTACGGGAGATGTTACTGCTTCTGCTAATATATCGGCCAGCGCCTTTTATGGCGATGGGTCCACCTTAACGGGAATTGCAACAAGTGGCGGCCTTTTTACCGCCATCAACAGTTCAAATGCCTATGTAACAAGTAGTATTAATATCGGAAGTACAGCAACCCCAACACACCCCTTAACAGTCATCGGCGCATCGCACCTTTCCGGAGGTCTTATTCACAAGAGAACCGCAATAACAAATGATTACAGTATAGTATTAACGGATTATTATTTGGGGGTTGACACTACATCTAATACAGTACAGTTAACGATACCAGCAGCTTCTACAACCACAGAGGGTCAAACATTTGTGGTAAAGGATGAAGGCGGAAATGTCTCTAGCAACGCTATTACTATAATACGCTCCGATAGCGACACAATTGACGGAGAAACTAGTGCTGCAATAGAATCGCCGTATGGAGCCTTGAGTCTTTATACAGACGGCTCTAATTGGTTTATTTATTAGGGGCGATTCCTCCGCAGCAGACTATTTGTAATAGAAACGACTGTGGATGTTTACATTAATTTATTGCTCCTTTGATGAGTGTTTACAAGCCAACTTATTATTTTTTCACCCGTTTTGCTATTAATCTATAGGAGGATTAAATAATGGCATACAAAGTAAATATTGGCGCGACAGAGATGTCCGGCAATTTAACAGTAAATAGTGACTACGCTTATTACGGCGATGGTTCAAATTTAAGTGGTATTTCGTCTGATTCGGTTGACGTCACTGGCTCAAACAAATCATTTGCAATGGGAATTGTGGTAGCCGGTATTCTTGGCACAAGTGGTGTAAGCGTCGCCGTTCCCACTACTGATGGAAGCAACACTATCGGCAATGCCACCTTGACGTTTAACCCCAATTCGGGAGTTTTGTCGGGTTCTGGGCAAGTTCAGGCGGCTTCGGTCGATGTTGATGGTGCGGTCGAGGGTGGCAGCCTAACTGACGGAACTGCTACTATTAGTTCTGGCGCAGGTTCTGGGTTCACGACACTTGCTCTAAACAGTACAATTACTGGCGGAACGAGCTATTCTGGTTCTGGCGGCCTTTCCGGATCGAGTCTGGTCCTCGGCCAGGGCAATGTAATGCTCAGTCGAAACGGCAGGATAGATTCTACCGGCGCTGCAGTTCTCGATACTGGAGCCGTCGGGTCGTCTTTTGCGGGTGAACTGGACATCGGTGGCGGCTATGGCGACACCGGTATTACTCTCTCTGCTGCGGGGGTTATCACAGCCAATGGCGCAATCACCTCTGACGGTGCCGTAACTGGTGGTAGTCTAACTGACGGAACTCTTAGTATTAGTTCTGGCGCAATCACTGGCGGAACGAGCTATTCTGGTTCTGCTGGCCTTTCCGGATCGAGTCTGGTCATCGGCCTGGGCAACGTAATGCTCAGTCGAAACGGCACAGTAGATATTGCGGGCACCCTCAATGCTGATGGTATCCTTGCCATTGGTAATGGTGTGCGTTACGGTAGTTTGTCGGTGAAAACTAGTACTGCGGCTCTTACCAGCGCGAACAGCATAATTGTTGCTAGCGGTTCGAGTGCGATTGATCTTTCACTACCCATTTCACCGACAGAAGGTGAGTTTTTCATGATAAAACGTCATGCTTATATGCAAGCTGGCGATGTAACGATTTATTCGGGTTCAGCGACCGGTGGGAAGTATATAGATGGGGCTGTGAGCGTTGTATTGGAAACAGTTGGAGCGGCTGTTAGTCTTGTTTATGATGATACGACTGATTCATGGAGTGTGTTCTAAGATAATTCTAACTTCTCTTCGGAGATAGTTATACAAGCTTTAAGGGCGGGTATCTTCGAGGTACTCGCCCTTTTTACATTTGAGATTCTATTTATAAGAGAATGGCATACAAATACGCAAAAGGTAAAGTTTATCGCGGTGACATCTATTATGAAGATGATACGCAGGGGAACACATATATAGATTGGAGCGAAGATGCGCTAGCCATCATCGTGGGTGGTGAGTCGGCTCTTATTGTTTCTGGCTCCAATAGGCAAATTAGTGCGTCATATAATCTTTCAGCATCTTCTTTTTATGGCG